GGGGGTAGCAATACCCCCAACTTAAATATGAAAAAATATAAAATTTTACAAGATACAATGGCTGGTGGTTCTAAAGTACATGCTGGTGATATAGTTGAACTACCTGAGCATGAAGGTCATGCTTTATGTGGTTATGGAAAAGCTGAAGTACATACAGCTAAACCTAAAGCAAAAAAAGAAGATAGAAGCGTAGGTTTAGAAACTTCAAACACAAAAGCTCCTAAGACTAGAGCTAAAAAGTAAATCATGCCTTTAGAGAGTGCATTAGATTTTAACGCCTATGTTGATACCACAACAGGTCATGGTGTTACTGCCACTTTCTTTGAAGTCCAATCTGTACTATGGGATGCAAGACGGGGATTAATTGATACTTGGTTTGATATTGATTCAGGCGATGCTTATAGTATTAATTTAATTATTGATCAAGAATATTTTAGTATTGATACAGGTAGTGTTGCTGTTGAAGGTTTTCAACCTAAAGCATATATTAAAGTAACAGACGTACCATATATTTCACAAGATGATAGAATTGTTGTAGATGCAATAACAACAAACAATGGGAACACATTAGTTCCTGAAACATCTTTTTTAGTTAAAAATGTAAGACCAGACAATGTAGGTATGGTTGAAGTTATATTAGAGGAGCAATAATGTCTAAATATAATCTTGAAACTGAAGAAGATATGGCTTCATATTTAGATATAAACTACGGGCATGGTTTAAGTGCTGTATATACTAATTATCAAGATGTACAATCTACAATAAATATTATTTTGAATGATGAGTATTTAGAAGATGATGATGGTATAGGTATTGAAGGAAATCAACCTATAGCATATTGTAGAAGTATTGATGTTCCTAATGTTTTACACAGTGATACATTAGCAGTATCTGCTGTAAAAGATGTAGATGGTAATATATTAAAAGCTGCACAATCTTATAAAGTTGTTAATGTACAAAAAGATAAAACAGGTTTTACTGCATTAATGCTTGAGGAAATATAATGGCAAATCACGTAAGACAACAAATAAGAGAAAAAGTAGGAACTACATTAACAGGTTTAACAACTACTGGATCTAATATATATGAATCAAGAGTATATCCTTTAGAAGCTGGTAATCTTCCAGCTTTAGTTGTTTATACAAAAAATGAAGAATCTGAACCAATTGTTATTGGTACTAATAGATTATCCTCAAGAAATTTATCAGTTATTGTAGAAATTTATGCAAAAACAACAACTAATTTTGATGATACAATTGATACAATAAGTAAAGAGGTTGAAGTTGCAATAGCAGCAGATACAACTTTAGATGGACTTACTAAAGATATATATTTAGAAAGTACAGAAATAGAATATAACGGTGAAGGTGAGCAACCTGTTGGATATGCAACCTTAACATTTTTAACTAATTATTATGTTCAGGAACAAAATCCTGACGTAGCAGTATAGGAGACAATTATGAAAATGATTAGTCCTGACGGAAAAGTTTCTATAAAAGCTCACCCTTCAAAGGTTGAGTCTTTATTGAATATGGGTTGGAAAGAGGAAGCAGTCCATTCGCAAGATAAAATTAAACCTTCTTCTAAGAAAAAGTCGAAAGACGAGGTAGAAAATGGCAACACATAAAGGAAGTGAAGGTACTATCAAAGTTGATACTAATACTGTAGCTGAAATAAGGTCTTATTCTATTGAAGAATCTGCTGATACTTTAGAAGATACTTCAATGGGTGATACTGCTAGAACTTATAAGTCATCATTGACTTCTTTCTCAGGAAGTTTAGATGTATTTTGGGATGAGACTGATACTTCAGGTCAAGGTGCTTTAACCATTGGCTCAGAAGTAACTCTTAATGTATATCCAGAGGGAGATACAGCAGGTGATACTTATTACACTGGCACAGCTATTGTTACTGGTGTTTCAAGAAGTGCATCATTTGATGGATTGGTTGAAGCTAGTGTTTCAGTTCAAGGAACTGGCGCTCTAACATCAACAACAGTATAAGACGATGTCAGCAATAGATAACGCAAAAAAACATTTTGCAGAGCAAGATGTTAAAGTGATCGAAGTGCCTGAATGGGGTGAAGATAATCAACCTCTAAAAATATATAGTAAGCCATTAACGTTAGCTGAAACTTCTAAGCTCTACAAAATGAGTAAAGAAGATGATCTAACAATGATGGCTTATGTTCTTATTTACAAAGCACTTAATAGCGATGGGGATAAACTTTTTGATTTAGCAGATAAAAACGCTTTATTAAATAACGTTGATAGAGAAGTATTGATGCGTATTGCACAAGAAATTATGGGACAAGAACCCATCGAGGAAACGAAAAAAAACTAACAAAGGATGCTAATTTATATGTGCAATATGCACTAGCAGAAAAACTTGGAAAAACCTTAGAGGAACTTCAAGAAATTAGTGTCCAAGAATATCAAGGATGGATTGCTTACTTAGAGTTAGCACAAGAGAAAAGAGACAATGGCACAAAAGGTTAAGTTTACATTTACAGCTATAAATAATACTAAAGCTGCTTTCAACCAGTTAAATAAAAGTTTATCTTTTGCTGGGAAAACTGCTGCTGTAACTTCTAAAGCTGTTTTAGGTATTGGCGCTGCTGCAACTGCAGCCGCTGGTACTATTGCTCTTTTCACAAAAGCTAATGTTAATGCATTAGATACTTTAGGTAAAACAGCTTCAAAACTAGGTGTAAATGTAGAATTCTTACAACAAATGAGATTTGCTGCAGAGCAAACAGGTATTGAAACAAGAACTTTAGATATGGGTTTGCAAAGATTTATACGTAGAGTTGCTGAAGCTGCTAAAGGTACTGGTGAAGCTAAAGGAGCATTACAACAACTAGGTATTGAATTCAAGAATGCTGACGGATCAGCTAGAGATATACAAGATATATTATTTGATGTTGCAGATGGTTTAGCTAATACATCTTCTGAAGGTGAAAGAGTTAGATTAGCATTTAAATTCTTTGACTCTGAAGGTGTTGCTTTAGTTAACACGTTAAAAGGTGGATCAGCTGAACTTAAAAAATTCTTTGATGAAGCTGAAAATCTTGGAATATTAATTAGTTCAGATACTACAAAAAAAGCAGAAGCATTTAATGATCAGTTAAATATAATCAAAAGACAGTTTACAGCTATTACACAAAATCTTGTTGGTGCTTTTTTACCTGTATTACAAGATTTATCAAAAGATCTTACGGAGTTTTTAACAAAAACAAAATCAGAAGCAGGTGGTTTTGATAAGTTAGGTATTAAAATAGCTGTAGGAATAGTTAATGGTGTAAAAAGTTTAGTTCTAGGAATAGCTAATTTCTTAGACTCAATGAATAATTTTATTACTGATATTACTATGAGTCTTAAAACTGTTCAATATGGATTAATTGAAACAAAACTAAAAACACTTGAAGTAAGACAAAGTTTATTTGGGTTATTTAAAGATTTTGGACTAGAAATTATTGATTCTAAATTAAAAATAATGGAATTAAGTGGTGAAGTTGTTGACTTAGGTAATAAATCATCTACTACATTTATTGATATGGCTAATCTAACCGGAGATGCTTTAGATAAAGTTATTGAAAAGCTACAAAAAACAAAAGAAGCACAAGATAATTTAACAGGTAATAATGGTGGAGATAATGATACACCAACTACACCTTTACTTGTTGGTATGGAAGATTTTAAAAATTCAATAGGCGCAACAGATGAGGCATTAGGTAAATTAGGTGTTTCATCAATGAAGAAATTTGAAGATTCAATTGTTGAAGGATTAAAAAATGGTAAATTAGCATTTAAAGATTTTGCAAATTATGTAATAGAACAGTTACTAAGAATTGCTATACAAGAAGCAATATTAAAACCAATGACATCAGGTTTTAGTGACTTTTTCAGCGGTATATTTGGAAGAGCTTCTGGGGGCCCAGTTAACTCAAATACTCCTTATATTGTAGGAGAAAGAGGCCCTGAATTATTTGTACCATCAGGCAATGGTAATATTGTTCCTAATAATCAAATGGGAGGCCAATCAGCTCCTACAGTTAACTTTAATATATCAACAGTAGATGCTGCTGGATTTGACCAGTTGCTAGCATCAAGAAAAGGATTGATAACATCAATCATAAATAATGCCATGAACAATCAAGGCAAAATGGGAGTCGTATAATGTCAGGACAATTTCCA